AGATCCGATTTCAGTTGCTCGCTGAACAACCTCTTGTCGTGAAGCCTCGATTCGTGCCTCTTCTCTTGCTGTAAAGGAATCAATCTCCGCATTTTTCAAGACCATAGAAGCCTTTAGGGATTCGATTTCTGCAAGCAGTTCTGTCTGCTCATCCGTATTTTTCTGTTCTTCTGCCATGACGATTGCCTCGCTTTGCTGAATGGACGAAGAATGCGAGTGACTTATCAACGTTTGCTCAACCTCGACCACCTTGACCTCTTCCGCCAATACTTTTTCAGCAGTTTCTATGTTCGCGCGCTCATACGCGGGACGGTGAACAATTGCGAGGTGGTCAAACTTGAAATCATCGTCAAAGACCAAACCATTTTCGTCTGCGATACTTGGGACACCCGTTCCTCCGATAGATACGCCGAAATCACCACGAAGCCAAAGACCTGATTCAAGAGCCTCAAACAATTCGGGTCTATACACGCGCGCGACGTATCGAACGTTCCACTTGCCGTCGGGTAATTCTTGAATCTCGGCAGCAGTAATAATACCGACTACTGATTCATCTACACCACCTTCCATGTTACGCCCGAATCCGAAATCATCAGGAGATGGGTGATTTAGTGTCACGTCAGCCCCAATCATCTGTGGAAGAATCATTTCAACGGCTTTGCGCGTGACCTCCCACTTATTCTTGTTCATACCTTCGTGGAATGCGATACCTGTAATTTCAATCATTGTTTTGCCTGTGGAAGCCTCAACAACGCTTTGGGTTTTTTCGACTGTGAGTTCGATAGTTACAGCGACGGGCTTACAAACCCCACCGACTAACTCTTCGCCGACGGGGCAAGATTTATCGAAGTTTGCTTTGTAATTCATCGAGCATTCCTCTTCTTCTTCGCATTCGGCGGTTGCTTCGCATTTAGCGCAAGTAGAGAATTCAGCCTCCACTTTGTTTCCTCCACGCCACTGTCGGCAAGACCAATAACGAGCCTTCCACTTAGGGCCGGGACTTGCACAGTTATGTCGGTCACGAAATGCTTTACGTCTTTTCGGGTCATCCCGCTTGATTTCCATGTTGGGGTCGCCAAAGCGCACAATAACAACAGTGCCACTTCCGTTTTTGGTGTAAACGGCAAACTTTTTGTTTTTGCCGGGTGTTCGGAATGGTTTGTTGAGTGTGACCTTACGGCCCTGATATTCTGCGGCGGTTACTTCCTCTTCTTCTTCCCAATCTTCATAATCTTCGGAGGCGTATTTATCTTCTTCATCGTCGTCGCCTTCGACCTTAAATTCGTGGCCTTCGTGCGCCGCCATGCACTCTTCAGTGGTGTAACCCGCTGCCTCGCATCGGGACATATACGCTTCATGCGTTTCATTATCTTTTGGTGTTGGTTCTGCTGCCTCGACAGACTCACCATCACAACCGCAGCCGCAACCCATAGCACCTTTACAAATAACGGTGACTTTTCAATGTTGGGTTATTTCTTACCGCCCTTAAGTTTCATTCTCTTAAGGTCGTCATCGGTTTTTGACATTCGGCGAAGTCCTTCGACTCGTTCTTCCTGTTCTGCATTCCACCTATCGAAAAATCGGGAAATTGCCATATATGCGGGACCGCTCAAAATACCGAGGACGGCAATATACGATTCAATGTCTTCGCGCACCTGTGGATTGACGAAAGCCTCATTGATGAGTTGATACGACAGAATGAAAAAGATGAAAACCATTGGTAGCGACACAAGTGCTACAAAAATATCGTTTAACGTGATTCTTACGTCCCACACACCTTTATCCTTCATTACATCACCTATACACAAACATTGGAAGTGCGGATAGCACCTCATAAATTTCACGCGCCATAATATCTGCCACCTCTTCGTAACTATCGACCGGAATGCCGCCTTGCTTTGTTACCTGATGCTCTAAGATTTCAGGGTTTGTATCTTCAATTGGATTGGCGAGGGTGATTTTGGGTTTATCGTGTAGGTATTCATTCCGTTCGGATAGCAAACGACTATACAAGCCCTGCCCCCTATGCACGGGTGTAATGTAAGTGTTACCCACAAAGTAGAAATCCCCCATATCGGAAAACGACGTGTAGCCGACCATGTGGGGGTAGCAACAACCAATCAAATATGTGATTGGTTCGATGATGGGCGGGTAGCCCTTTTGCGAGGGTGTGGATTCATCAATCCAATTTTTTTTCGATGCGAAGGTAATCATAGGTCGTCCTCCGGTCCATAGTGCGGTGCGTCGGGACAATACACTCTCCGACTTCCTTGTGGTTCAGGTAGTGGGTTCATCATAATGTCTGCAATCGTATTTAGCATTAGGAGACAGAAGCATAAACCCCCAACGACCCAACACAAAATATCCATCATTCATCCCTCATTTTCAGGTGGACGTTGCGCCAAATAGATTCCTTAATCATCTCTCCGTCATCGTTAATGAGGTAAGCGTAAAGGTCGTAAGAACCGTTAGTAAAGTTACCGAGCATAACTGTTCTGCTATCCCAATCCTGATAGGTCGTATTGAAGTCGTCCATCGTATAGTTGTAAGGGGCTTCACCGTGTCCGCTTCCATTGACATAAGCAAGGAATTGGACTTGCACCTCTTGTGTTTCATCACAGGAAATATCCACGTCGTAAGTGAATTGTATTGTGGTATTGTTTGCATCTCCGTAACTCACGTAGTAATCGTAGTATTCCGGCTCGCAAGGTTCAGGTTCGGGATATGTGCATGACCCATCATCTTCTTCTGCCTCTTCATCGTAGTTTTCAGCATTCTCGTCCGTGCATCCTTCGACGGGTTCAGGTTCAGGTTGTGGTGCGGGTTCGCATGAACCATCGTCATGCGTGGCATCAGGGTCATAATTGGATGCCGCATCATTTGTGCATCCCCACACCTCTTCTTCGTATTCACAAGTGCCGTCATCTTCTTCGGCATACTCGTCGTAGTTTTCCGCGTCGTAATCGGTGCAACCGTAACGAACAGGTTCAGGGTAGTGGTATTCATCATCTTCCCAAGCCCAATCGTCATCTCCCCCACCTGCGGGCGTAATGTCGATAATACCGCCCATTTCTAAACCGCTACCTGCGATAAGAACAAGGATTGGGATAATAGCCGTAAGTAGTTTCTGTAACTTTTGTGCGGTTTCTGTGGCCCGCTCGATAACATCTTGTGTCTCGCCGTTAGATTCGATTAGTCGCTCGGTCGAGCCGAGAAGATGGCTATTGTTGAGAAGGCCGTCGTCAGCAAGGTCTTTGGCAATATCTTCAGGGTCGCGACCGGATTCTAATGCGCGCTTGATTGCTTCCTCGTTCCCATTACTCATCGACTACATCCCCTTTACCCGGTTGGCTATTCTCTCTTGGGGTTTCGCCTGTGTTCGCATCGGGGGTTGGGGTTTCTGCTTTTCTTTCGTTCCCATCCTTGCCTATTTCGGGCAGGTTCAAATCCGTGAGGGCTTGATTGAGGGTGAGGATTCCGGCCTGATAGCCCATAGTAACTCTTTGCATTACGGACATTGGGGTTTCGGATTCCATAGCCTCAAATGAAATGGTGGGTATGTCTTGTGTTCGGTGTGGGATGCCGAGTAATTTAAGGTGTTTGGAGAATAGTTGCATGATTGTCTGCGTCATAACCCTGTGCATACGCGAGATGGCTTGCACCGCCCACATATTCGCGTTGTAAGTGGCTGCGAAGGTCGAGCCACGCTCTTGACCTGCTGCTACACGCGGGACTTGAAGAACAGCGGCAATATCAGCGTTCACTTGGTCGAGGAACCCCGCACTGTTCGGAATTGTGTTCTGTAAATCAACGTGGTGTAATTGAACGTAGTGAGGTAGCACGGGAATTTGGTCGCCACGAAGACCTTCAAACAATGAGATAACTTCATCCATGATGTGAGTTAATCGCTCTTTCTGTTCCAACGGGTCTTGGATGTGTTCGATGGCAGACTTGTCAATCGTGATATACTGTTTGGTCATAGCATCTTCAAGGGCTATGCGGTTGTTAATCGTGTTGTATTTCGCTCGGATAGGTTGCTTTAGGCTACTGAATCGGGATGCGCCCCAAATACCGTATGTGCGACGACCTTTGTTGTCGGTGAACCACGTTGAGCGGTAGTCAATCTTAAAGTGTAGAATTTCATCAACGGGGAACATCAATTGATAGCGACCGCCTTCGCGGAGGAAATAATTCACTGCGTTAATGATTGGGTTATCGTCGTCTGCCGAAAAGTATGTATCGAGGCCACCACGCTCATCAACAATTGTGATTTGACTTACAGGTAGGCTTTGAACGTCTGTGATTCCGTTACCGGCTGAACCCACCAATTTGTTTACGTCATTCCCATAGACCATGAGATTTCTCATCGAATTGATGAGCAAATCATCGAAGTCAAGTCTATCCTCGACAAGTTCACGGATTGCATTTCGGATTCGCCCGTTTTTTCCTTTGGAATAATTGATTTCGTAATTGTTGGCCGTTAGACTAACCGCTCTTACGGCCCCATTCAATTCAGGGTCGAGAAGAAGCATTGAGTCATATAGGTCAAACTCGTTATCGTATTTTGAATCGCTACGAAGTCGTTCTGTGTCCTTTACAATGTCAGGAATACCTGCGGCCATACGGAAGGGTTTATTCGTCCCGACCTCTATCGCTTTCATTTCCGTTTGACCATCTTTGGTCTTCTTCCGACCGAATAATCGAAAGCCGCTCCACTCAACCATAACCTATCGTAAATCAGGGTGTTATTTCAACGTTTAGAACAATCCCTTCTCAAGAGCGAGCATTATGAGGATTGCTACGGCCCCCATTCCACCTGTCATCTGTGCGACTTTCTTTGTGATAAATTGGTCAAGGGAATAGACGGGTCCATTCTTAATGTCCTTAATGTCGGTGTGTATAGCGTCCACCTTTTCTTCGACACGATTAAGACGTTCTTCATGTTGTGCGACGACACCAATTTTAGAGGAAATATCGAATACTCGGTCATTTACGCTTTCCACCCTCGTCAGGATGGCGAGCAGCGAGGCGTCGTCGGCCATGTTGCATCCGAGTCTGCCAATGACTTTTCAACATTCGCTTTCCACCCCACAGCACAAACCACCAAAATAACACCTCTAATAGACACGCCGCGAATATGACTTCAGGCCCCATCCAACCCGCAACATCGACGCAGTAATCCCCAACGTAACATAATTCAAAATCCTTGTCCTCACCCAATGATTCCACCACCTGTTCAAAATCCCATGCACTTACTTTTTCCATGCACACCGTTTGATAGATATGGTGTTGGATAAGGGTTCGGCAGATATTCCCATAATGAATAGAATTATTTCAGACAAAAATAATCGGGCTACTGCGAGG